CCGGCTTAACGACCACCAGCCCAAGTTCCGGTACCAGAACAGGTCGAAGTAATACCCGCACGTTACCTCCAGATGCGTTGCTGGAATGTACGGGACGGACGCGGTGGGCGTTCGGAGTAAGGCAATCTGACTGAGATTATCCAGTGACGGTAGTCGAGACTAAGGGCTTTCTTAACCTCGTATCCGCGCCTGCGGTAACACTGAATTATCCATTCAGCCTGCTCTTCAGTGCATGGAGGGTGTTGGAACCATTCAGACTTGAATGCGTGAGAATACCGCTCGTGCGTGCAGACAAGAACGGGCGAATTATCAGAATTGTAATATTTTACGTTGCGTGCCATCGGTTTTCTCCGGTGGCACGGTGTTACTCAGCGGGAGTTCAGCCCCGCGCAAGATTGTAGATGAGTTTATTCTTCTGCAAAAGCTGAAAAGCCTGCTTTTATTCCGATCTCTTTCAGTGCCTGTAATGAAGTGACAAACTCACCTTCGCGCAAGATAAATCCGTCTGTCACTCGACCATCCACAAAATTAATTAACGCAGCCCCATTCTTTCGCAAACACATAATGCGGTAATGACTAACAAGATTTCCATTTTCAACGCACACAGCATAGAGGCCATCTTCACAAAAAATTTTACGCAGTTCTTCGATGTTCATCATCAGAATCCTTCCGGATAATTAGCTCTCCCCTTTAAGGGACCATCCCTCTTATCCCTGCGCGCTACTTAAGTATTTTTGATTCTATTCCGGCACCGTCCAGAACTTCAAACGCGTTGAAAATAAAAACAAAAACCCGCAGAAGCGGGTTAAGTGCGGGTGCGTTGAGGATGCCTGCCACATCAGAGGTGGCGAGGGATTTCTCCCTCGCCGGGTCTCTTACTCCTCAGGTTCGTAAGCTGTGAAGACAGCGACCTCCGTCTGGCCGGTTCGGATTCGTACCTCGCAGAGGTCTTTCCTCGTTACCAGTGCCGTCACTATGACGGTTAAACAGATGACGATCAGGGCGATTAACATCGCCTTTTGCTGCTTCATAGCCTGCTTCTCCTTGCCTTTCGGCACGTAAGAGGCTAACCTACATATGTCTAGCATGAAATTGGCCTCAGATTAATGTTAAGCGTCTTGCAGGACGCGTAATGTTAACTGGGGCTTTTCTCTATCTGCCGTTGGTGTTCATGCCCGAGGCAGATAGCCTCAAGCACCCGCAGCCATTCTACTTAACTACCGTTACCTCGCCAATGTGAAATCAGTCAGAAAGGCGATCCATAAGAACAATAGCAAGACAATAAATCGCCATTACAGCCGTAATAGCCAGCGCACATTTGAGAACCAGCACCACAACCTCCTGTATTGGACGTACACCAGTCCTGATGAATATGAGGCTGTCTCGTCAGTGATTCAATACAACTATTGGGTATAGTTTCTCTGATTTTTTCTGTGGAAATGGGGCTCAACCACTAGTCACCACCAGCACTTCTTTTAATACGCAAAGTCCGACACAAGCTAACCTTCTAGTCCGCTTTGAGCGAGGAGCGGAAGTTTATAGACATTTCTTGCACTGCGTTGTCTAATCAATTAGGAGCTGGTAACGTGCCCTGAGTAAATAAGCCCGCATATGCGGGCGCTATGTACGCTCTGTTTTGTATGGTGCAAAGTGCCCCGTCTATCTGAAACGCTCAAACAGTGCAACCATTCCTTCAGGAGCGATATCTCTGACCTGGGCTCCTTGCCGCTCAACCCACTTACCAGCTATATGTGAAGGGGTATCCTGACCTAAAATTTCGAAGACGAAAACCGTCTTATCGAAGTATCGAACGCATTTAAGATGAGTGTTTATGTAGGACTTAAGCGGTTCTGAAAGTCCTGAGCGTCCTACCCGATCAGAGATGTCTTGGAACATCTGGTCAAGGTTCTTTCCAGCGTGGTTCGCTTCGTGATCAACACCAGTTATATGGAAGCCGTTATAAGATAAAGCCTTGCTTCCGAAAATCTCCTGAACTCTTGTTGCAGTATGCGCATTTTCAGCAACCCCTACAAGAACATAGCCCTTGTGTCCTCTGCCGATATTAGCAATAGCAGCGCAGGTCTCCATAATTTTTTCGAAGGAGCGTTCATCAAAGGAAGGTGATGGGTCTAAAGTATAGAAACCTTGTTTAAAATCGTAGGCCGCCTGCTCAGTTATTGAGTTAGTGAGTAAATTTTGGAGCTTCGTGATCCAATGAACTTTTGCAGGATCTGGATTTTGATCGTTTTCAAAAAAGCCCTGAATCCAACCAATTATTGAATCGACCATTCTACTCCGGTTGTCAGCCCCCCATCTCCCTCCATCTTGAACCTGAATATTCCTACCGCAATCTTTCAGCCGCCCAATGAGGCCCGCACTATCTGAAACCACCATACCCCTTTTAATTATCAGGTCATGCATGGCGAGAAAGACCACCTGAAAGTAACGGGGGACTGGATTACCACCATTTCCGTTAGGAAAAATCAAACCAGAGAATGTCGTTTGAGCCTGACTAAGAAGTAGGATTATCGCATCATGTACTCTTTGATAATCAAGATCGACTAGCTCCCCGGTTCTCTTTTTAATAGCTTGATCAATCGCTTCGAATCTTGCTTTGCTGGCTAAAGCTTCCGGGGATATTGCTCCATAGTAGTCATCTAGAAGCTCTGTACGCGATGCCAGAGGTTTGTCAGAAACCATATAAGCAAGAATGTCCGCCACTATCTCTTCATCCCGGCTCTGTCTTAACTGCTCCTTCGTCAATATTCCGTTAACAATCCAGAAGACGCTATCGGCACTAATGCCGTAGTCTAAATCCTTGTTCGTGATGCTAATTTTTTTCATCTCGCTTAAGAGCAAGAGATCCGCGTTAGATGTGTCACCACGAACTCTTGCGGAGATCTTCCGAACACATTCCGCAAACACATTTGTTGCACCTGCTGCACGCAACTCCTGTCGTGAGAGCTGACGTCCACCTGAGTTAATTCGCCTGAACACTTCCTCAACTGAGTCTCTCTCGGCTGCTTCATAAATTGAAAGCGGGACAGGATATGATGCTATTGCAAGACACTGGCTTCGATCAAGGAGTGGCATCTTCTGATCAATGACTCCGCGATCTAATAGGTCTTTCGTCGTCGCGAACGTATTTAAATCAAAGTAGAATCCATTAAATGAAAAATCGTTCGAGATAAAAGACATGATGGCATTCATACGCTGCATCCCATCAATAATCTCGAGAGTGCCGTCTTTTCTCCCAAGAGGTTCTGCTAACAAAATGATAGGTATCGGGAATCCCTTGATTATCGAGTCAATAAAATTTTGTTTTTCCTCAATAGTCCAAATCAATTTACGTTGATACTGTCGATTCACAACGTATTTTTTATCCTGATAGTTGATAAACACTCGCTCAACTTGTTCGCCACGAACTATTAGTTCTTGTTGTAACGTTGCCATTATGTTGCTGTCCTGAGCCATTTATAGAGATATAACGATTAGGCAAAACCTGCCCTACATCACACGTACGTATCATAATAATTGAAAAGTCATAAAAATAAATATTCTTCTACAGCATCGCCCGGCATACTTCAAATGCACAAAAATAAAACACTATAAATCAATATATTATGGAATTATTTTTGTAAAGGTGAATTGAACTTGTTACTCACTAAATTCTCCTGAATTTATGTTTTTTTTGCTAATGGACAATAATGTTGAACTGTAGATACTTGTTTTAATTGGAATTAATTTTCGGAAAATGCTCGTATCTATGACAGCTTTTGGCACAAAGCGGACAACCACGCCAGATCTACCCTGTGCCATGAAAAATGAGAATGTCAATTCACTCCTGAACTAATGCTTTTTAATCTAGTAACGTCTAAAATACCTAACATTATCCCTGATAAAATGCCAGTATGCGCTGCATAACTTCACTCATCCGGCACTCGCGACAGATTATGTTTAGGCGACTGTCGTAGCGACGTATTTCTCCATCAGGTAACGACCAGATAAGGTCCGGATCAACCACAGCTGTTTTCTTCATCTTTGCCCTCGAGAGTTTTTTGCGGGCGTTTTGCCAGTCCTTACGCGCCTGTTCAGAGGGGAATAACCCGTAGCCGGAGTTGTATACATCGCCACTGGCAACCAGCTCTCTGGCAAGAACGCTCATCAGATATCTTGTCGCACCTGTTTTAGCTTCCAGTTGCCGTAGCGTCTCACGACCGCTCTGGCGCACGAGTTCCACCACCTGCCCTTTAATTTTTTCCCGCTCTTCTTGTGTAAAAACTTTTGCCACAAGTCCCCCTTAAAATTACCTCATGACCTGAAATCAACACTTATCCCCTGAAACCAGGCGGAATTTCTGTATCCGGTTCAGAAATATGATTCACACAACGCTGTACAGACGAACGCCCCAGACGGATGACCAGTTCATCCCATTTTTCACGAAGCTTTGACGGGCTCATGATGTTTTTTACCCAGAATGGATCTCGCTGTACCCGACCAAACATTTCGCAAATTTGTCTGTGGCTTCTGCCATCCAGCATCCGCATTGTGCGCACGTCATTGGCCCAGGCAGTCCAGTTAGGCTCTTTTGGTCGCATGATCTCGCCATCATCACTGGCTGCCTGTTCGTAGAGACCCACGATCCGCCCCCAGATCCACTGCGCACACGCCAAATCCTCCCTGCTACCCCACTGGCGTTTTTTCGCACTAAACACAACCGCGTCGGAGTTCCGGGTTAAAAAATCCTGTTCAGTCGTCTGCGGGTCCGGTTGCGAAGCTTCCGGACGAAAAGTGTTTTTATTCTCTGTAGTAATCTCTGTTGTATTCTCTGTAAGATCATCAGGCCATTTTGACCCGATGACATTGGGTCGTTTTGAACCAATGGAGCGTTTCATTTTGACCTCTTCCATCGTGTCATTTTGACCTGATGGAGCGGCGCATTTTGAACCGATGGATTCGCTCAATTTGCCACCATCTAAAAGCTCGCTCCCATAGTTGATCGTGTAGAAATTGGTCATATCGCGCTTTGATTTATTGAGCTTTTCACAACGCAAAAGCCCCAGCGTTTTCAGACTTGCAAACGCGCGCTTTAAAGTTGACTCTGACCAGAATGGGAACTGTTCCAGCCATTGTTCCGTTGTGTTGTAAATCCAGCGAACACCATCACATTCCATGCCGGAATTAGTATCTCTCAACCAGTAATGCAACTGCTGCAACACAATGGCTTCATTTAAGCCAATCTTCATCGCAAGCTGTGTGTTTATAACCAGTGGGCGTTCAGCAAAAAGAAGGCTCATAATTCCATCCAGCTTTTTGTTGGTATTGCTGTCGATACGCAAGTTTGAAAGCAATTGCTTTTTCTATAAGTTCGTCAGTTTCACGATCCACTACGGCAGGATCAGCAAAAAGCAGTCCGGACTCCACCACATCGCCATATTCTTTGTTTAACCCGGCGATCATGTACGTAATGCTTTTCCCGTCACTAATTTCACGATACAACCTGAAATCACTAATCCGGATAGCCTCCATAATTGCAGGCACTAGCGCCGTGAACTTTTCACGCTTATCCCTGGTGTCAATAGCCTTCCAGCGTTCGAATATCTTCACTCGATTAACGCCAAGCGCTCGCTGATCAACCGCGCCACCTTCATCTGTGACACGCTGAACATCGATGTTCGGGCGCTCTTTCAAAGACCAAAATGCTTCAGTGATTAATATCGTCGCCTGCTCCTGTGTCATTCCTGGTCGACATATCCAGGCATCCAGAGCCTCACGAGCCTGTTCAGGAGTGATTTTCATTGTTCAACCGCCTCGCCCGCTTCGTCTTACGATATTCGTCATAAACTTTGGGATCATACTGAAGCTCCCCGCCAGATGCCTCCTGTAGACGCATCGCGCGACCTTCGGGAACTAAATCCCCTTTCCAGCTATAAAGCGAAGCCAAACGAATACCAGCTGCTTGTGCAAGTTTTGTTTTTGAACCGAAATACAAAAGAGCGTCAGTTTTAAGCATTTAAAACACCTTGATTGTTAGCCATAACTAACAAAATAGATGTTAACAAAAACATAGTCAATACGATTTAGCATTAGCTAATTATGGATACAAAAAATTTAACTATCGGCGAACGCATTAGGTATCGTCGGAAAAACCTCAAACACACCCAAAGGTCTCTTGCTAAAGCCCTGAAAATCTCCCATGTGTCTGTTTCACAATGGGAACGGGATGATAGTGAACCTACAGGGAAGAACCTTTTTGCCCTCAGCAAAGTATTGCAATGCTCACCAACATGGATTCTATTTGGCGATGAAGACAAGCAACCTACAACACCTGTTGAGAAGCCAGTTGCCTTATCTCCCAAAGAACTAGAGCTCCTTGAGCTGTTTAATGCACTGCCAGAATCAGAACAGGATACCCAGCTCGCCGAAATGCGAGCTCGAGTAAAAAACTTCAATAAACTCTTTGAAGAATTACTAAAAGCCCGTCAGCGGACAAATAAAAGATAACATCATCAATGAGTTATCTTTTACCACATTAATTATGTTAGCCATAACATACAAAATCACTTGACCAATATGTTAGTCATAGCTAATCTTGTTTACATCAACACACCGCACGGTGTTCTCAGCAAACAGTTCCGCTACCCCGGCGTTAAGGGGAAATGAGGTCAGCATGGATACTATCGATCTTGGCAACAGCGAATCTCTGGTATGTGGCGTGTTCCCCAACCAGGACGGTACGTTCACCGCGATGACATATACCAAAAGCAAAACGTTTAAAACCGAAAATGGTGCCCGTCGCTGGCTGGAAAGAAACTCAGGTGAGTGATATGGATTTCGACACAATCATGGAAAAGGCTTACGAAGAATACTTCGAAGGTCTTGCCGAAGGCGAAGAAGCTCTCAGCTTCAGTGAGTTTAAACAGGCACTCAGAATAAGAATGTGCTCTCACAATGACGCGGAGCACAAATATGAGAAGCAAAATCAGACCGCAGAAAATTTTGTTCTGGAACCCGGAGAAACGCTTTTCAAAATTCCCGTTACGTGCCCCATTTGCGGTTTTACATCAGAAGAACTTGACGACTCCTGTAACAATCAGGAAACAACCAAGTATGTCGAAGATGATACCGAGTGCGCACGAAGAACGATTATATCCACGAGTCCAAACTCCAGGACCAATAAATCTCACTTTGAGAGGGTGATTAATCCACTCCCCCAAACCAATAAATAAGATGCCGGAGGACAAAAAACCCAATGGAACAACGGGATATCTGTCAAAAAAAGACGTTCCATTAAAGACAAACAACGCAGCGCCAACAACTGTAAGCGCTTTATACCAGTAATCAATTTTCATGTTCTTAAGCGGATTTATTGGTGGTTGCGACATTGCTTAATGAATCCTTAAAACTGTGGTGATTTTAAGGATACCACCTCGCCTGACGTGGTTAAAAGCAGGCACACAACACGAAAGCGCACGGCGAAGTTCGTCTCACTGTACGGTGTCGTTAAATTTAATTCGACCGTGCGCTTCCGGTTGTGGCAACCCGCGAAATGGCGCGGCGGTAAGTATGGCGGGGTTATTCCTTCCCCGTTGAGGACACCGAGTTGTCAGGTTGACCATACGCTTAAGTGACAACCCCGCTGCAACGCCCTCTGTTATCAATTTTCTGGTGACGTTTGGCGGTATCAGTTTTACTCCGTGACTGCTCTGCCGCCGTTTTTAAAGTGAATTTTGTGATGCGGTGAATGCGGCTAAGCGCACGCGGAACAGTTAAAACCAAAAACAGTGTTATGGGTGGATTCTCTGTATCCGGCGTTAATTGTTAACTGGTTAACGTCACCTGGAGGCACCAGGCACTGCATCACAAAATTCATTGTTGAGGACGCGATAATGAAAACGTTATTACCAAACGTTAATACGTCTGAAGGTTGTTTTGAAATTGGTGTCACTATCAGTAACCCTGTATTTACTGAAGATGCCATTAACAAGAGAAAACAAGAACGGGAGCTATTAAATAAAATATGCATTGTTTCAATGCTGGCTCGTTTACGTCTGATGCCAAAAGGATGTGCACAATGAATTCAGCATTTGCGCTTGTTCTGACAGTTTTTCTTGTTTCCGGAGAGCCAGTTGATATTGCAGTCAGTGTTCACAGGACAATGCAGGAGTGTATGACTGCAGCAACCGAACAG